AACCCGCCAACTTTCCCGATGACATCTTTGGGAAGCACTTTGAGCAACCCGTCGAGTTCGGCGATAGCTTGGGCGAGTTTCTCGTATTTCACCTTCTCCCTGTAGACCGCATTGGATGCGACACGGCGCGACTCGGAGACCTCGGAGACTTTGCGTTTCTCGGCGGCGACCTCCTGCTCTACTTGCTTCTTCCGCTCGGCGTATTTTTCGCGGATTCCCTTTTCGAGAATTTTGGCGCGATCCTTTGCATCCTCCTGTAGTTGCTTCTTGCCGGTTGAGTCAGAGGCATTGTCGATCCGTTCTGCGAACTGCACGGCATTGTCCTGCAAGGCGGATTGCACCTCGGCAATTTCCTCGGTCTCAATATCAGCAATGCGACCGGCGCGATCCTCCTCCAGTTTTTCGATTGCCGGTGCGGGGTCAGAAACCGCCGCCGCCTTGATAGCATCGAGTGCCGCTTTGTTGTCCTGGATCAGTTGCAGGAACTTCAGTTTTGCCCTCTGGTAAACGGCAAGGCGACCCTCGGGGCCGCGATTGACCGCATCCACGGCGGATGCGACTCGGTCAATCTCCCCTTGTTCGCGGATGCTGTAGGAAGGATCATCGTTCAATCGGGATACAATCTCGCCCGATATAGATTGGTTTCCCTGCACTTGCCGTGCTTCCTTGGCGATGCGTTGTGCCTCGTCCTGCATAACGAAGCGACCTGCTGTAGTGATGAACCCGAAATTTTTCGTTGGAGGGAATTCCCCGCCGTCCAAATCAAACCCACTTTCCTCCATAAGTTCCGCATGGGTCTTGCTCGGGGAACTTAAAATCTCGCCGTCTTTGGCAATAAGAGCAGTCGCGGCGATGCGCTCGGTTTCGCGGATGCTGTAGAACGGGGTAGATAGGTCGGGTGTAAGTTGATCTCGGATGGCAAGCCGGTTGTTGTACAACTCCATTGCCCCTTCTTCGATTTGTGCATCGGTGATGTTTGGGATGAGGTTCATTGGCCCTTCTGACGCAACAACCCCTCGGATGTGTTCGGCAAGCGTTTGGTTTTGGTTGTCCACTCGTCCTGTCAAATAATCCTCAACGGATTCAAGCATCATGCCGGTTGGGTCGTAATCCGAATCCATATAATCGACCGCCTCATCCACCTCAAAGGACTCATCCTCCATCTCTTGCTGTTGGGATTCGATTTTTTGGAAAAGGGATTCCAATTCGCTTTCGTAGGTTCCAATCCTTCGATTGGTTCCTCCCGCCTCATACATAGCGTCCAGTTCTTGAGATAGAAAATTGATGCGATCCACATCGTTGTTTTCTCGGATGCTGTAGGAGAGATCGGAAATCTTCCCATCCCCGTATTGTGGGTCAGTTACGAAAACTACATTGCCTATCTGGTATGCTTTTGATGCTCCCGTGATTTGCTGACCTGTAGATCGGTCGTAGTAGTAGCTATGCCGGTCGGGATTGTATCCAACTTGAGTCCAATTTTCCAAATCCAATGGCATTGATTGGTCTTCTGCCCAATCCCCTTTGATAACAATGTGTGGCCCTTTTGCCCCTCCGAGTGCTATTGCCAGAGATTTTTTTTCGTTCAGCACAAACCTTGGATTCTCGATGGCGGCGGCGGCGGAATAGGCTTTCCCTTCTGGTGTGTCGATCACAACAACGCCAACCCCGTGGTCTGTCCATGCAGGGACATCTTGTCGGATGTTGACAAGTTGCCGTTCTGGTATTTCGGAAACAGAAATTCGTTTGTTCGGTTTTGATGCCGTTGCATTGTCCACCTCTTCCTGTGTGGGAAGGTCTTTTTCAGATTGTGGAACCGGCGCGAGTTGCGCGGGGAAATGTTCGTTGATTGCCTCCTCGATAACTTCCCGAGGAATGTCTTCTCCGTTTGACCGGCGTTGCAACAAATCCCGCACGATTGGAGAAAATGCGCGACCTTCTTTGGTTACTTCGACACTCTTCCATCCTTCGTATTGTTGAAGAATTGGAGATGCCTCGCGAACAGAGTAATTCTGCATTGCATAGTAGAGACCCTCATGTGTGGTCTGGATGTCCTTGGCGGCGTCCCAAATCCAATGGTGGATGATGTGAGGCGCGACCTCTTTCGGAATCTTTTTCCCGCCCTTTGCTTTGTCCCGTAGCCCGAGGATTGCTGTTCGGATGCGCTCGAAAAGGTCTCGGCGTGTTGCCGCTTGACCCGATGCTTTCTTGGCAATCGCGGCGATCATCTTCTGATCCTGGTCGGCTCGGGTTGTATCCCCTACACCTGCAAGCCAGATATTGAGTTCGACGGCATCGATGGTTGACCACCCGCCAAACCCGAGGAAATGCGAGACAAACCCCTTCTTGCCTTCGCCGATTCCAACCGCACTCATCACCGCCTTTTCCAATTTCTCGGGGTCTCCCTTCGCGGCGTTGATGCGGTCGGTGAGTTCTTTGAGATTGGTGAGGTTTGCCTTCTTGCCCTTGGGCAATCCAACTGACCCCGAGGTCTGCACCCGTTTGCCCTCGGTCATTCCCTCTGGCAACTCGACCGGCGTGTCCTTGTTGTCGATGGAGAAACTCCATTTGCCTTTTTCATTTACCTCAACTTGCACCGCCTCGCCTTCGACCATGATTGTCTGGTCGGTGTTTTTTTCGCCCGTGCCGGTGACCCTCCACCTTTCGCGAAGGTCGTTCCTTCCGAATGCATCGCGCAACAGCAAGCCGGTGTCCCAATCCTCGGCGTTGAACACACCCTTTTCGACATTGTCCAAGGCGCGTTGCCCCTCGGGAGTCCCGAGCCAATATGCCGCCAGTTCCTCGGGTCGCATCTGCAACTGACCCCGTGTGCCGGTGGTCGTAAACATGGGGTCGGGGTTGAAGGAGATGCCTTCCTGCTGTGCTTTTTTCCCGATGGTCGCAACATCGATGGCATCCGCGCCAATGCTGGCAATCGTCATCCAGTAGGCTTTTGCCACATCCCGAGGCGAGACCTTGCCGTCCACCAAATCCTGCCGCTTGTCCATCATGTAGGAAACAATGGGTTCAAGGTATTCGGGGAATTCGCCAAGCATGGCGACCATGCGCGGGGTCGGGGTCAGTTTCGAGGATTCCAGTTTTGTGCGGATATCACTTGCGGACATTGACTTCACAATCTTGGCAATCTGGTCGGCGGACTTCTTGGTCTCCTTCACCGAGTAGGCTATGAGATCGTCCATCTTCCATCGTTCGTTGTCCTGCGACATCATTTCCTTGGCAATGGATGGTTTCACCTCCGCAAGGGTGCGGAATTTCATCATTCTGGCGACCGGCTTGCCTTTAAGAATGAATCCGTAGGATTTATGTTCTGGCACTCCAAGTTGCTTTGCCGTCATCGCGGGGTCGGTTCCCTCTGGAAGTTTCTCAATCTTGATGATGCCGACAATGGTCTGTGCCGGTAGCCCCGCAAACGAGGGTTCCTCGACATCTTTCACCATATTCACGGCATCGGGAAATCCTGCTTTGGTGTTGGTTTTTGTAAGCAACTCCTGGTAGTTCGTTTGATTCTTATCCTTGTCAAATGTCTTTTTGAAATAGGCACTTCCTCTTTTTCCTTGAGGCATACCGACAATTGCTTTTTCCGCTTCAGCAAGTGATTTCCAAGGGGTGGAATGTCCTGTGAATTTCTTGTCCGTTTTTACCCATGCTGGATTCCCTTTTCTGGTAAAAAGCAAATTCCCCTCTGCATCGGTGGCTTGAATCTTTTCTTTTTCAAAAACAGGAGACCCGTCTTTGTTGAATTTCAGTTTCCCGTTTTTGTCTTTCTTCTGAATATCTGTAGACCTCGTAGCGTCCACCTTTTTAGTCACATACTTCTCACGCACTCGGTTAATTTCGGCGAGTGCTTTGGCGTTTGTGAGTTTCCCTGCGGCGATGTTCTTCCGCAACTGCTCAAACCACATCATGGCAAATGACTTGTTACCAATAACATTCCCCTCTGCCATAATAGTCAAAGCAAGATACCCGCCACTATCCATTGCTCGGGCATACAATCCCCGAGCAGTTCCCTTGGAATTGAATGCCCATCCCACACCGGCCTTGAGATTCTCCACGATGGACGGGAACCCCATCCCTCCCTGCAACGGAATCCCGAGGTATTCTCCTCCCGCCTTCATGCGGTCGATGTAAACGGAACGGATGATGCCGCCCGATTCCTTTTTTATCTTGGCAAAGAGTTTGGCATCCATCGGGACAAACGAGGTTGGCAAGACTCGGACGCTATAGTTCCAATCATCTGACCAAGGGATTTCCTTCCACTCCTTGCCGGTTTGCTTGTCGGGATTGATCTCGTCAATTTTGACATCTGGAGCAGGGTCTCCCGATTCGGTTGCTGGATCGGATGCTCGTTCATCGGGATCGCCCGAGGTGTCCCGCACCGAAAGATTCGGATCGATGGATGCGGCGGTCTTTTCCAGCACCGGCAAATCGATAAATGCCGTTCCATTTTCCCACCGGATATTTGAGTCGTTCAACCCCACGCCGAATTGCTCCAGCATTGGAACCAGCACCGATTTCACCTTGTCAAAATTAGCCTTTGTCGTGATCGAGATGTTTTCAAATTTGCCGTTCGGGTCTACGGGAATGCCAAGATCGTTGACGATGCTCTCTCCCGAGATGGCGACCTCTGTTGTGAGAGGTTTGCCGTCCGCGCCGGTGGCGATCACATATCCTTGCTGAAGTTGTCCGAGGAAAAACCGCAACCCATCTGTGCTGACCGATACATCCTCGGCATACTGGTGATTTTCTGGAAGGAGAGATTGCAATTCCGCCAGCATTGTCTTCGTTGCTCCTGGTCGAGTCGTTCGCCTTTCGAGTTTGCTGGTGAAGCGATTGGTTGGAGTCCCGTTGTCGTAGACTCTCATGTAGGCGACGAAGTCATTGTCGCCAAATGCGGCAAGGAACACATCTTGACTGCCTGTCTCGGGGTGTGTGTACACCGCAAACCCAATGCCGTCCTTGTTGAAATAACTGGATATACGAACTGGAGTGGAAAGTTTGCCAAAGAAGTCGGAGGTTTCTGGAAATAAGTCGGTATCCCGCACAGATATTTCGTTGCCTCTGGAAATGTCCGAGGCGGTCTGGTTTCTGGTGCGGTCAAGTCGTACTTGTGGATCGATCCCGAGGGATTGCTCAAGGGCGGTTTGGAAATCGGTGTCGATTGCTCCGGTCTTGAATGCCTCGTCCATCTTGAGGAATCGGGCGAGTGCCTCCTTGAAAACGGCGGCAATGCGCTTGATGTAGTCCACAAAGGATTGCGGCATGGAGGTCTCATCGACGCGCCCCATAACAAAGTCCTCGGTGACCTGGGCGAGAGACTCGATCACCTCCATCTCGGTGGCGCGTTTGAGTTCGCGCCCCGTTGCCGCCTCGGTCTGCTCAAGCCACTTCTGGTAAGTGTCGAGTGTGTAGGTTCCGTTGGCGAGGGCGACCTTAAAGAACCCGTGGTTGATCTCTTCCAGAGCATCGCGGGGAGAGGCATTCTCTTTCAGTTTGATGACCGCCCGATACACCCCGTCCCGCACCTGTTCGATGGTGGTCTCGCCGAGGATGTAGAGTTTGTTCGGGTCTTTGCCTTGGAGGTCTCCAAATTTGAGACGCGCCATGAGGTTGTCTATTCCCTTCTGGTCGCCGATGCCTTCCATTTCCACCATTCGTTGCGCGACCGAAACCGGCTTTTCATCGGTAGAGATGTCGGGATTTTCCAAGACCTTCGACGCCCAATTGAGCAGTTCGGCGGTGGTGGATTTTTCGTTGAGGAGGTTGGCAGAGGTATTCTGTGAGATGACCTCCATTGCCGCATCGATGTCTCCAAACCTTCCCACCTCTTCCCCCTTGTAGTCGGTGACGATCCATTCCGCCGTGCCGTCCTCTTTGCGTTCGACGGCGAGGTTGTGGTCGGTGTCGGTCTGCTTGATCTGCTGGAGTTGTTGGTTGAGGTATTCCAACCCCCTCGCCTTGTCCTCCTCGGTGCGGGACTGCCATGCCTCTTGGATGCGTTCATCCATTTCGGCTCGGGTTTCCGAGGCGAGGATGGCGTTGATTTTTTCCTCGGAGATTCCTGCTCCCCGCAAGCGTTCGCGGGTGACCTCGGTATTCACATTCTTGAGGTCGCCGGTGCTGGCAAACCCGCCGCCGATGAGGGCGAGAGGAAGAACGGCAAAGAAGACCTCGGGTCGGGTCTCCCACCAGTTCCCGAGTTCCTTCATAAAATCTTTGTCGGGCATATCCTCGCGAAGCGAGGCGACGATGGTTTCGACCACCGGCGCGATCATATCTTGCGCCCCTTCTTGCAAGAACTGCTCGGTTTGAATGACCCCCACCCGCTTGAGGTAGTTGGCGACCCCACCTTTCTGCATACCCTTGAGAACCCCGCTAAAGATTTTTGATTTTCCAGAAAGTGACGCAAGTTGGAATCGGTCGATCACCGCATTCATTCCGCCTTCGACGAGGGCGAGGGTTGATGCCGCGCCCAAATCCATGTCCTCGTTTTGGAGGAGGATTCGGTCGAGTTCATTTTGTTGGTATGCCAACACACCGAAAAACGGATTCACGGCGACCGCCCCCATGAGAGGAATGCTACCGGCAAGCCCATATGCGCCACGCTCAACCGCCCCGAGGAGACCGCCCTGTGCAAGTGGTTTGATCGGATCGACGCCGGTCTTTGCGAGGTTCCGTAGCTTGCGAACCATCTTCATCGACTTCATGCCTTCCTCGGCATTCTGGCGGATCAATTCCTTTTCCTCGGGCGTTGCCTTCCTCCAATTGCCTTGCAGGGGGTCTTCGTAGCCGGTCTCGTCGGGTTTCCCAAACGATGCCATCTGAAGGTATTTCGGGAGTTCCTGTGCGGTGCGAGGATTCTGGTATTCACCGGCGGGAAGAGATTCCGATTCCACGGGAACCCACACATCATCCTTCTCGACTGCTTTGAGTCGGCTTGCCGCCTCCGCTTGCCCCGAGAAAATGTCATTGGCAGGAATCCAATCAAACCCACGGGAGAGGGATTCCCCGAGGTTTTTTGCCAGTTGCGCCCATGCACCTCGGTCGATCTGTTCCGCCTCGGCGGCGAGGGACACATATTGCGAGACCTTGGTGAATTGCTCGGGTGTGAGATCGCGGAGGTTGCGCCCGAGTTCATCCAACTGCTCCTGGGTTGCGTTGCCTTGGGTGAAAGCGACAAGGGTCTTGTAGGTGGGCGCGGCGTATTGCCGCACATCCTTGAGGTCATCGATGGTGTTGCGATACATCTCACCGGCATTCCGAGCCAATAGCCATTGCCGGTCGGGAGTGGCGAGTTCGGGGTACTTTGCCATCCATTCGGAAAGGGTACGCCCTTGGTCGCGAACCATCGGGAATTCCTGTCCGTAGTTGGTCGCATTGAAGGCATCCATGACCGCCATCATGTTGAGGTCATCGAGTGCCTTTTCGGTTACTTGCCGGTTGTTGAAGTGATCCGCCAGCATTTGCCGGTATTCCCCCTCGGTCTTGGGCGCGTTCTTACCGAGCTTCGCGGCAACAAGTTTTTTGTAGAGGGTGTAGTCGGAATCCTTCAGTTGCTCCACCGGCGTATCCAGCATGAAGGCGGTCGCCCTCCAGTTGGTTGCCATGTCTTTGAAGGCTTGCGGGTCGTAGGATTCCGAGGCGAGGTCAACTACATCGGGCGCGACTCCTCCGAGGTTGTCGCGATCCGAAAGCATTGCCGTGATGTCCTTCCCCTCTTGCCGGTAGCTTTTCGCGGAACTCCATTGGTCTCCGAAAGGGTTGCTGTTGCCGGTTACACTTTCTTCAAAGTCCATCGCCCTGCGACCGGCAAATACCTCATTGAGGGGTCTGTCCTCTGGTTCGATGGGTGGTTGGGTAGGTGCTGGAACCGGCGAAGGAACCGGCGGCGGAAGCGGTTGGGCTTGCGCCTGTCCAAGTGGATTCTCCTCATCTTGCCTCGGTAGTGGGGTCGGCATTGGATTAGGAAGAGTGAAGTCGTTTTGTGTTGCCATGAATTATGTCGCCAATTTTTGAAGAGCAGGGATGAGAACTTGCCTTGCAAAGTCCCGTTCGTTGATGCCGCCGCGAGATGCCCCTGGGTCATTGGTTTTGTGTGGCGCAATAAAAGTCATGCCATCGATGCGCCCAAGGGTGCTGGCAAGGATTTTAGCGTAACCATCGGGGTCGCTTTGTACCGCCGCCAAAGCATCCGAGTCGGCGACAAAGAAGGGTTCGGTGTGGAATCTTCCGCGAGTGCCGCGCCCGTTTTCTTTTGCTGTTCGCACACCCCTGTTGGGGACATCGATGCCTTTCGAGCGGAACCACTCGGTGGTGCGATCCACATACGCTTTTGCAATTGCCCGTTCCTGCTCGGTCGCATCATTCGGGATGATGATTTCTACCCCACGGGCGGTTGGCGAAGCGGCATCATTGAAGTCGAGGGAGACTTGCCGTGCCATTGGAGTCGAGGAAGGGAGTGCGTCCCGAGTCTTGTCGGTGACTTTGAAAGAGTAATCCCCGCCGGTCAGATCGGACACATCGGGGTCAAACATGGAAACCTCGTTGCCGGTCGGAGTGGAGGCGTCCTGTCTTGGAGTCGGCATCGGAGTGCGAGTTGGGAGAGGGTCGGTTGGTTTTGCCGGTGGCTCGGCGGGGAACATTGATCGCCATGCTCTCTGGAAAACTCCTGGTTCCGCCCCGAGTGCCGCCTTGGCTTGCGCCGGTAGGAGGAGTTGGTTGAGAAACTCGTCGGCGTCTCTTTGGTTGGTGATCCCTGCTTTGCGGAACTTTTCCAACGCATCCATTTTGGCGGTCTCGATCACCATTTGCTGTTGGACATATTCGGGAGATTGTTCCTCCCCGCTTGCCTTCGCGGGAACCTGCCCGAAAAGACCCATGCTCGCTTGCAGGTTGAGTTTGTTGGCGACATATCGCTCGATGTCGGAGTTGGGCTTGAGAGACCCTCCGTTTTCCGCCATCTCGGCAACTCGTTTTTGCAGTCCGTCAAGGATCAGTTTAAGGTGCGGATCGGGGATGTTGGCGGTCGCCCATGTCACCATTTCCAGCATCTCCCTTGCCGGTGCGTCTGTGGCAGGGAAACCGGCAAGTTTGTTCATGCCTTCGCGGATGAGCATCTCGCTTTGAGTGCTTCCCGCCTTGTTGTTGATCATTCTCCTCTCAAGGGCGGTGCGCTCTTCATTACCAAGTGTTTTATAGACAGGGTTGGCGCGGAGGGACTCAAGGGTCATGGTGTTGGAGTCAACCAAATCCACCATTGCCGTGACCTTCTCTGTTGTCTGAAAAGTGTGTGCGTATTCCGCCGCCTTGAGGTAGCGAGGATAGCTTTCGAGGGAGATGTTTTTAATGTCGGAAAGCGGGGTTCCAGACATGATTGCCTTTTGCAATTTTTCTCCCATGACAACAGGGTTTGCCTGTATTGCCGCCATGAGGTTCTTGGTGTCTCGCGCCCCCTCGATGGCAATTTTGTTTGATGCATACGCCTCTGGAGACAACCGGCGGGTGGTGAACAGGGACTCGTTCATGGTGGCGGCATCGTCGTATTGACCCCCATTGATCAAGGTCTGCATGGAGGCGAGTTTGCGTCCCTCGTCCTGGTCGAGATTGGCGATGTGTGCGGCAAGCGAGTATTCCGCCATGTCCTTTGCCACGGCGCGTTGAGCGTCTGCTTCTACGAACCGGCGACCAAAGGGAGAGATGCCTTGGAAGAGGGCGGGATTAAGTTGCCCGTCCTTGGTCTGATAGGTGTTCTTGACGATGACGGGATACATGGAGGGGTTCGCCCCTGCCATTTGTTGCTTCATGCTCCCCTGTATATCGGTGAGGTTGTTGAGGAATTGTGCGGTCGCCTCGGCATTTGCCATGCGCGAGTATGCGCTAACCCCGTCCCCGATATTGTCCGCCGTGTTGATGATGTCAGTTCCGACATTTTGCATGGCAGTTCCCATTGCCGATGCGGCTCGGGCGTTGACCATGTTGCTCTCGTAGCCTTGGCGAATCTGCGAGATTGCCTGTCCTCCCACCTCGTCCCTCGGGAATTGCGGGTTGGCAAGGGCGGGTTTGCCGCCCATCGGAGCGTTGGGAATTTCTGCGAGTGGGATTCGTGCCATAGGATTCTACCCTGTTGCTTTTGGTGGAGGTGTTGCCGTTGGTTGGTTTGCCGGTGCGGGGTTGGCAGTTGGTTGGCGGAGGTTGGCGTAAAGAGAGGCGGAACTTGCGATACCCGCCGAGAAGTTCGACATGGCATTCCCATATCCGCTTACGGATTGTGCCGCCGCCATTTGGTTTCCCGCCATTTGGGTGGCGTTTGCCGCGATGATGCCGGTCTTCTCTGTCCAGTTCGCCATTGCCTCGGCGTATTGATATTGTTTGGCGGTCTCTCGGGTAAGTTCTGCTTGGTAGTCCTGCATCTTTGCGTCCCAATCGAACGATCCTGCTTCCAAGTTGGTTTTGTAAGCGGCATCCATTCGGGCGAGTTGTTGCATACCGGCGGTGTATGCCTCGACCACAAGGGGAGACCCCGTGTCACCTTGGACTCCAGATGATCCATATGCCGCCCGAATCGAGGATTTCTCAAGGTCTCCCTGCATGATCATGCGTTTGACTGCTTCAAAACCTTGATTCTCGGTGGATCGTGCCTGGTCTCGGAGAACCACCGCATTGTTCCCGTAAACCTGTGCCTGTGCCATTGCGGTCTTGTAATTGAGTTGCGCTTGAAATCTTTGCACGGCGGCGGTTGCCCGTGCCTGTGCCATTTGTTGCCGCGCATTCAATGCCGCCGCGCCTCTTTGTGCCGCCGCCGATTGTTGACTTCCATAGATCGACATCCCTGTGCCAGCACCGGCAACCGCAAGTGATGCAACTCCAAGTCCAATTGCTATGCCTGACATATCAATCGATTCCTTTCCGTTAACCCCATCGGCTCAAAACCGGCGGGGAGTGTTCTGTTTTCAAGATAGGTATTGGTCATAAGCCACTCGTCGGGGTCGGTAATGTTGGTGCGGTGGAAGGTTGTCCAGACGAGGTCTTCGATAACCATGAAGACTCGGCGCGTTCCGATTTCGGTGATGCCGGTGTAGGGCGCGGAATATCGAGTGACCTCTCCGTATTCGTCGCAAATATCCGCAACCCCCTTGGACAGCACAAAGGGATGCTTGGTCTTGTGCGTGACCGAGGTGAACATGGTTCCCGCCGGTGCATGGATTTCGCGGATGTAGATACCATCTGCAAACCTGTGGAAGGTTGGGATGTCGGCGGGGAAATCCTCGGCAAGCGAGATCATCTCGTTTTCAAGGACATCGATTTGACGCCCGAATCGTTCGCGTTGTTCGGGTGTTCGCATCAGTTTTGTCCCTCCGTGATTTCCCAAACAGGAACGATTGCCGCGATTGTCAAAGGCATTGGCAGGGTCTGGCGGATGAAGATGTCCACCCCGTCCTGCCAGTTGCTGGAAAGATACATTCGGTTCCATCCGTTGCGAACCGGCGGGGAATCGTCCATGAAGTCGGTTGTTGTTCTTGCGACCATTGGTGACCAGTTGACTTGGTCGCTTGAATATTCACCGGCGAAAGATTGGTAGAGTTTGATGTTGATGCGCGGGATTCGCATCTTGCGCGACTGCGATGTCCCATCCGCCATCTGTTGGTCAACCCGCTCGGGACATAAAAGTGATGTGTAAGGTAATCCAACCACCGAGGCACATACCGGCGTCTGGAGGGTCAACGCCCCGTTGGTGACCGCCATTGGCTTGCCGGTGGCGGGATCGATAACCGGCGTCACAATGCCGTAGGTGATCTCGTTGTCGGTTGCGTTGTAGACTCCCGCCCAAACCGAAACTTCTTTGCCTTCCAAATGTGAAAGGCCGGTGATCATTGCGTTGCTTACTGGAATTAGGGATGGCGGATTCACAATTGTAAAAACGCCACCTGTTAAATCCGAAATCGTAAAGAAGTCTCCGTTGATTTTGTTAATTTTAGAAACTCCAGAAGTGATCCATGAATCAGTTATGGGTAAATAGTTTCCATTTAGTTGAGTGATATAAAATTCTGTACTTGAAATCTTTATTCCAACTTTATAAGTGCCGGTTAAGCCAGAATTCAAAGGAAGGTTGGAAAAGGTAATGACATCTCCACTTTTAATCGACAATGAGTAGGTCGGAAGTGTTTGCACACCCGAGTCCACAAAGAACCATGCGGATTTGTCGCCGGTGTCGAGTGCGTCACGCATCCCTGTTTTGAAGCGTTCGATGCTTCGCACGATTTGGTTATTGATTGTCCTTTTAACCGATACCCAAACCTCATCCTCTCCTGTTGTTCCGTTGATGGAGGTGACGCTTTCAAATTCGCCATCGGTGGAGTGCCTTGCAAATCCAACCACTTGTTGTTCGCGTTCATAGGTCATGGAAACCAGTTGACCATCCCCCCTCACAAACCAATAAACGGCATCTGGAACCCGTTGGTAAGCGACTTCGCGAATCAAGGTTCTGGTGGTGTGTTCAGCAAGGGCGGTGATGTCGTTGGAAATCCACGATTCGCTCGACCATGTGTAGATCAGTTCGCGGATTTTCCGCGCCATGCGTTGGATGTAGAGGATCGTGTCGTTGACAACAAGTGCAGGAAGGTTGCTTGAGCCGTATTGCGATTGTGCCTGGGCGCGAACATTGGTTGAGGTCAAAGGGCGCGATGAATCTGACGCCGAAAGAGACCATTCATCTAACGAGGTTCCGATAAGCAAAGCGGCTTTGGAAACCAACCAATTGACTCGACCGCCGGTCGTTGATGCCAAGGTGAATGCCCATGAGTCTGCATCGAATGAACCTTTACGAAAATTTTGGAAATCGTTGCTGTAGCTTCCCCAAAGCGTGTTCGGAGAATTTTTTGTTCCAGCAAAAATCAGTCGCGATTCATGTAATCCAATGGCATTCGGGTAACCTTGCTCGGTTGAGAATGCGCCTTCATGCCATAAAGAGGTGGCAGAAGTTGCCCCAAGTGTTTTGACAACAATCGCTTTGGCTTGCTGGTAAAAAAGGGGTTCACCTTCAAAACCTGCTGTTGTTCCCAAAACGGATACAATTTTTACAAACCCGCGCAGAAGAGGTTCGATTGCAGACATCTGTATTCGCGGAGGTGATGCAGATGTAGTTGCAACATAGTTGTTCACAACAAAACGGAACAATGTTTCTTGAGATTCCTCTCCCGTAGAAACAACATTGTAATCGTTGCGCGAAACATATGTGCGACGGACTTCCCAAGTCGCCCCATTGTCTGAACTTGCTTGCAACGAAATATTTGCACTCCATGTTCCAAATGATTGGATTTGCCACTTCCCAAGAACGCTAAAATTTGCAGACATGGGGGTGGAAATTGGATGATTAAGAACCCCCGATTCTGTTGCATGGTCGATTTGCCAAAACGATCCAATGTGAGATTCTTTGAAAATTGGATACGAGGCGGTCAAAGTAATTTGACCGGCATTACTTGTTCTTGCTGATGGAGTGATTGTTACTGGTGTGACATTTTGATCAAGCATGGGCGGCCACGCCCAAACCACTTCGCCAAACATCCAATTGGTGTCTGAATACCTTGCCAACCTGTACGGGTGATGATTAGGGTGTACAAAATATACGACATTATTGATTTGAGTATATTTAATCTCTTGAAGTTCGGATTCCAAATAAGGGTGCTGGATGGCAGGTTGAGGGAACATTTCAGACCCTTGCCAATCATACACTAACGGCTTGAGGGGTTCATTGTTTGCGGGATCAAGAATGAGATTCCCGTCTTTCCAAAACCGAATATATCCAACCCCCAATTCAAGAATGTATCGGTCGTTTGCCGTGAGGTTGACGCCAATTAACCGGCAACGAGAGGAAGAGAGTTTTGCCGCCCCTCGGTATTCCAGACCGGCTCGGCGGTTGGCAGGGCCGTATGGGGTGAGAAGAAAATTCTCAAGAAGTTTGCACCCGTTGCGATACTTTTCGAGGTTGGTGCGTGTTTCGAGATATGGGCTTAACTCACCGGCATTGAAGGAGGAGATGAGTTGGTTGATCATGCGACTCCAGAGTAACGGGATTGAACGAGGTCAGAATCGACCCAAAGCATTTTTCTGCGGGGAATGCCTTCACCGGCGTCAATGCGCCGTGCCTCGGCGAGTGATTTTTCAAATTGTCCATTCATCATTTTTTCAATGTCGAGGGAACCGGCAAGAGGTCGCGCCAGTTTGGCGGCGAGGCGAAGAACAAGGGCGTCTACAAAGAGAGGATCGAAGAGGTTTTCATCTACAATTTTTTGGATGTAGGAAATGACCGCCGTGGATTCATCGGAGTAAAGTTGGTTGCCCACAATCTGGAATTGTGTGACCGGCATGGTGGGAGCAAAAGAGTTGAAGGTCAGCATCCGCCCGAAATCCACGGGAAGACCGAATGCGTATTTCCAATCGTAAAGTGGCTCGGGACTGATGGGGGAGAGTTTGGAATGGGATGTTGCCCAATTCCAGTTGTGCAGTCGAAGGAGTTCCTGGGTGGTCGGTTCGTAGAATAGCTTGGAGAACCGAGCTTCGGGGGTTGGATCATCAAGTGACAGGATTGCGATGTCGCCAATCTTGGCGAGGGCGAGGTTGCAGATTGTCGTTGAGTCCATGTTTTAAAAAAAGGGGGTGATCCCTTGCGAGACCACCCCCACTTGCGAGGTGTTTACTTGGTAGTGTCTGCGAGGATTTCGACCACACCCTTCTCAAGGAGACGGGTTGCGCCCATGACCGCCGTTGAGCGGACTTGAAGCGAGTGGCGATTCTGTGGCAGGATGTCCATGTAGGTTTTGCGACCGCCATCGACCATGACCGCCGATTGCTTCTGGTATGCGATGCATGAACGGATGTTTGATGCAACGGGCAGGAGTTCGGTGCGAACCACTTTGAACCCGAGGAAGGAATCCACTTCACCATCCACAAGGGCGCGAACGCTGTTGTAGAGTTGGTTGGTCACTTCCTGTGTTCCGAGCAAGTCGGCGATTTCCTTGGAGGAGACCACAAGGATGCGGTCTTCAGCAGGGCATTCGTTGGAATCCAGAATGCGTTTTGCCTCGCGGAGCTTGGCAATAGACAATCCGGTGTTGGTTGGTGTTCCGCCGCCGCCGACATAGTTGACCGCCACCTTTTGGGTGTTGGGCAAAGCAATCGTGGTGGTGGTGTTGTTGAGACCGAAACCTGCCGAGGTGTTCGCGACATTGGTAATGGTCGAATTGCCGAGGAGTGCTGTGATCAGCACCGAGTCAGCAGTACGCCCGTATGCCGCCGCCTGGGCTTGCATGGTCTCGGAGGTCGGGAGAACAACACTTCCGAGGAAGGTGTTGTCGAACTCGTCAAACCAATTGCTGGTGTCGTAGGGAGTCGGATACGCCCAACGAGCTGGCATGGCGATGTCGGAGTTGGTAGTCGCGCCGTTGCGGGTCGTGACCGCCGCCATCGAGGTTGCGTCGAGTTGATTGAATCGCACCGCCGCGCCGTTCGCTTGAACGAGTTTGGTGCGTTCCTTGAGACGGGAATCCATCTGTTGCAGAAGCATCTGCCAGTTGGTTTCGTATTGGATCACATAGTGATCGGGAATTTGAGTTAGATTAGGCATTGTAGGAGTTGAGTTGAATTGAGTTGAACTGCTTGTTCCGCTCGCCCGAGTTGTCCCGATTGGGATTCGTTTTTCGCGGGTCAACCCCTCCTACATGGGCCGAAAGATTGGTTATCCTTCGGAGGTGTTAAGGTGTGCGTACACCCGTTTCAAAAGAGAGTCAAATAAAAAAAAGACCCCACCCTCATAGGAAGGTGGGGTCAGTTGCTGATGCCAGAACCAAGCCGATTATTTCAGAAGGTCTGTGACGAGGGCGGCGATCTCCTTGTCACCCGAGGTGTACCTTTTGTGGAGAGGGTTGTCGGGGTTTTTCATAATGTCAAACGCCCTGGTCTTGCCCACCATCATAGTGGCGGCGGAATCGGCGGAAACCAGTTTGTCATCGCTCAAAGTATCGGCGATTCTTGCCAGCACCTTGACCATACCGGCGGATCGCAATGCAGGGTCGTTGAGGTCGCCTCCACCCAATTGAACGAGGCGAGTTGCCTTGCTCATGTTGATGTCGAATTTTTCGCCCCATTCCTCGGCGAGGCTTTTGCGAGCAGTCTCCAGTTCCTGCTGTTCCCGTTGAGCGGATGTTTCTCCCCTCTGCATTTCCCACTTGGCGTATTCGCCAACGAGTGCCTCCATCTGCTTGGGCGTGACTCCGAGTTTGTGTGCAGTCGCATTGATCTGCTTTGCCGCGCCTTCATCCCATTCCATGTCTTTTGGGATGCTTGCCGGTCTGGCGGCATACTTGTCTGGCGAGTCTGGAACCCCCATGCGTTTGTTGAATTCCGCGACCTCCTCGGGAGTGGATTTCTCGTTGGGTATGATGACCGCATCGGCTTTTTTGCCGAGGAGTCGTTGCTGACTTGTTAGAGTCTTGAAGACCCCGTTGAGGTCTTTGAATTGCCCGAGGATTTGCTTGGAGTCATCGAACCCCTGTAGGCGGTCGAGCCACCCCTCGGTGAACGCGCCGGTCTCGTCAACGAACGATTTTGTCGTGCTGGTCTGTGCGTTCGGGGTATTTGTCCCGTCGAGGAGACCACTCGTCCCATTGCTGGTCGGCGTTGTGATCCCGCTCGATGCGGATGTGTTGTTTTCCTGTGCCGCCAAGGCGGCGTTTCCGTCTGTGACGGCATTTGTCGGTTCGCTTGTGAACATAAGTTTTGCCCATCGTCACACGATGCGAATGCCGAATCGGTCGGCATAGTCACTCGGTATGCGGTTGTGGTAGCGCATGGCATGAACTTCCTCGGCGTGGTATTCCTCATGCCACATGATGTACTCGGGCGTGAGGTCGCCGAGGTGGATGTCCTGCTCGGGGGCCGGTGGAGTTTCAGTCTTTGCGGGAATTGGTTTTTGTCGTGGTGCTTTGCTCATGGGATTTGGATGCCATTGCGCGGATGTGCAGGATCACTTGCCGTTGCCCGTCTCGGACTGCGGCTCGGATCGGATCGAATGATCCATCGGCGTTGGGCGTGAAGGCGGGGAGGTTGATGCCAAAAGCCTTTTCGAGATCGGCAATCACCAGTTGTCCGTCGGGGATGTCGAACCACCCGTAAGCATGGGCGGTCTTTGCGGTGCGTACTTTTTTGGCGAGGTCGTTCATCCGAGTGGCATATCCTCCTGCATCATCTTTTGACCGAGCAGGGAGTCGGATTTTAGACCACCGGCCTTTTGAGCGAACTCCCCTGCCATCATCATCTGTTGTTGCTCCATTGCCGCTTGCTGTGCTTGGGCGCGACCTTGGCGGATTTGCTGTATCTCGCCCTGGTCGCGGAGATGGTCGGCGTCCATTCCCTCGGATAGCGCACCTTCCCGCACGATTGCGTCGATGTTGAAATTGTCCATGACCGAGGGATCGCCGGTTGCTTGCTGAAGCATTGCCGCTCGGGAAATAGACCTCTCCGAGGCGGCAAGTTCGATGGCGCGAACAGCAAGGGCGATGCGGCTATTGAAGACCACCTTGGGATCGGGAACAAAAAGTTGACCCTTGGCGTCCTGCTGAATGAGTGCCTCGGGAGGCGGCGGGAGTTCCCCGCGCCGTGCGAGGATTCCATAGACCCGTTGAAGAAGCGGGATGAGAAGTTCGGTGGTGAGTCGCGCAAAGGTTGGCGAGAAATTCGCCAGACGCTCGGCGTTGCGAGCATTGACCTCGGTTGCCGTCATCCTGTTCGGGGTGTTCGACTCGGAGGCGGTGAACATCTGGAAGAGTGGAACCGAGAATGCCTCATTGATGTGCTGTTGCTTTTCCTTCACCCGTTCCAGACCGACATCGTACCGGCCTTGAGTTGCCCACTCCTGTGGTTTGGCAGACGGGTCGGATGCGTTGAAATAAGTGATGCCACCGGCGCGAAGATCAACCACTCCTTCCATGCCATCGGGAACAAGGATGCGCGGGAATGCCGCGAGTTCGGACAGGGCGTCCATCTGCTTCTGAAGGAAATTAAGTTGGCGGATGTCGGGAAGGGCGACCCATGAAGGAGACCATCCGTAGACCCCCTGTTGCCACTTGAGGTAGCGAGTCGCCATGAAAGGTTTCTCGTCATACCCGCCTTCGCGGAGGATGTGCTTCGACCGGCATTCAAGGTAGCAGGATGCGAAGGGTTTGTTTTGCCCGTCGAGTTTCTTGGGGTTCCTCTCCTTCTCCGAGCGGGGGTAAACCCCGTGGATCACCTCAAACTTCTGGTCGAGGTTCTTCTGGTCTTCGTATGCCTTGCGAATGGTGTCGGAGACATTCTCGATTCCAAATTCCTCGACCACCTGTCTGGCGGTCATTTCAAATTTGCGGAAGCAGGTATCGACTACCCCTTCATGGTTCTCCGAGAGAACAAAAGACCCCACATCGATGTTGCGGAAAATAAGAGGTGTTGTTTCACCCGCCTCAACAAACAGCACCGCCGTGCCAAAGCATCCGCGATCCAAATAAAGTTCATGGATGGCGGTGTGAAAGTTGGATCGCGCCAGAGTTTCCAGCACCACCTCGGTGACCTCGGCAAAGTATTCCTGCACACCATCGCCATCCTCGATCCCTTCGGGTGCTTCAAAACTGCACCAACGCGAGTCCGCCGGTGTGATATACGACATACAACCCGCCGCCAGAACCATGTTGGCTCGGACGGCGGTGGAGTCGAACAGGCGCGTCTCCTTGTCGGTGGTCGGCGTGATCGTTTGGGTGAGGATGTAACTCTTGCGAGGCATCACCAGATCGGCGATGGACTGCCACATCGACATCCAGTAATTGCGATCCGCCTCCAGACGCGAGTAGCGGGACATGATCGCTTTCGCGAGTTCCTGCTTGTTCCCACTCTTGTCGTACTTTTCGTTCATGCGAGGTGTGCGTACACCCGAATCACGAACCGAGAAGTGATCCCGATCCGGTCGCCGTGTTTTGCGCGGCGTTGTTGTTCAGCAGAGTCGCCTTGTACCCGAATCCTTTTGACTTATTTTTAAGTGCTTCCTGCGATTCGGCGGTTACATCGGCGGATGTCGCCGATGGTGGTGGCGGTGGTGGTGGCGGTGGTGGCGGGGGAGCAGGTATATTGATGACGGGAGGAGCAGGAGGAGGAGGAGTCGGTTTAGGTTTGCTTCCACCTCCACCCTTGAACAATTCCAGCAGAGGCTTTTCGTTAGCCGGTTCAGATGGGATGTGCATCCCACCGGCGAGTGCGTATTCGGGAGTCAACCCGCGAAGGAGGTGTGCGTACACCCGTGTCACGATAGAGAGGAGTGAATTTGTCGGCATTTCTGCTCGATACTATCCCACGCGAAGAAACGCAACTTATTTTTTCGTTCATACGAAACCCACGGGAGTTGAAATGGTGGCGCGGCAAAAGCGTGATGAAACGCACCGGCGAAGAGGTAGAGATGCCAGCAGTCTGGATCGGTGAAGTTAACCCATGGGTTAACTATGTCCTCGTAGGAGGCGTCCTTCCTCACAGGTCTCCCCATGACAAAAGCCTCGGGGTGCGAGTAAACATACCCGTGGAGGAGGTGTGCCTCCAAATCCTCTTGGAATGATCTGGCGCAATCTTCTTGCTGGTAAACGGCGGCGGCGAGTTCGACGGGTTTCATGTTTGGATCACAACTGACCGGCGTTGCGTTGGAGGTTCATCTCCTCGGAATCCCATCAGCACTTGCTGACCGGCATGGCGCATGGATCGCCGAGCCAACACGGCATCACGATTCCCACCTTCAACGAGACCATGCATGACCGCCTCGGCGACCATGCGGAGTGCGTCCGATGCGTGACTCGCCCAATCGTGGACAGGTTCATCCATGCTGACCGCCCCTTGCGTAGCCGGTCTGGTGCGGTAGTTCTCCAATGCCTCCACACCCTGCTCGGTTGCCGGTGTGCGGAACGCGAGGCGAGGAAACATCTGCAAGAGTCGGTTGATGCCGATCCAGATGTTTTGCGTCCTCGGAATGATGCGGGTGTTGGGGAGACCGGCATCGCGCAACTCTGCTTGGAATGACCGGCCCGAGGTCTTTGTTGCGGCGGCATCATGCGGGAGGTAATGCGTCCCGAGCGGGTAGCCTTTGCTGACCATGTGGGAGATGCGTTGCACCAGATCACCATCGAACCCGTAGTCCAGGTCGATGAGTCGAATCTCGTCGGAAACGAACTGCACATACCAAACGATGGTATTCTCGGGAGACCCCAAATCCCAAAAGGTGTGGACGAGTGCGGAGTGATCCACCTCGCTCGGCCCGATGCGTCCTCGGTCTCGGAGGGCGGTGATCGCATCCCCGTAGATTGCTCCTTCCACCGGCGCGGACATTGCCTCCTCCAGAGTGGATGGGTATTCGCGTTTGACAAAGATTCCCTGCTCCAGTTTCCGCGCCACATACCACTTCTTCTGCTCGGGTGAGAATGACCGCCCGAGTCGGTCGCCGAGGTCGCGGAAATAGGATTCTGCTTCAAGGGTGACCTCACCGGCAAACCGCACACAAGCAGGGTCGCCGTGCCACGGGAAGAACAGCACCCGTCCCTCGGCGTTGGGATCACGCTCAAGGATGGGCTTGATAAGTTCCCACAGGTCGCCGCCCTTGCCACCATACCAAGTGGTCTCCACAATCCTTCGCCCTTGCCGCGCCGATGGCAATGCGCCGGTGCGGATTTCCCGCGACCTTGCAAAGTCGGTTGCGGCTATTGGCCCCCACTCCGAGACCCACAACATCGATGCGGTTCCGCCTCGGGCATTCATACCGGCATACAATGTCGAGATGCTGGTCTCGGGTTGCCCCGTGGTGAGGATCGTCATCTCCCCGTCATTGCGTTTGGGGAATTCCAAATTTGCTTTGATCGAGTCGGGAAGAGACATGATCCCAAACCGCATGATGTCCGCCATCTTCCTGTGGGCATCGGCTTGCGTCTGGTCGATGAGAGACCCCTTGAACCCCGAGTTGAAGGCGGCGGCATCCGCCATGAAAAGCCCGATGGTTGTGGACATCCCCAACCGGCGACTCTTGACGATGTAGAGTGGCTCGGTCGGGCGGTCGAGAAGGTGGTTGATGACCTCGGTCTGTTCGGCCCGAGGTTCAAAAACGATGCGCTTGCCGGTGTCCTCACTCTTGATGGCATAGAGGTTGGACAACCGCCACCGAGGATCGCACATCTCCTTCAAAACGGGATGTCCTCCGATTCCTGCCAATCTTGGGCGAGTTCTGCTGGCGCGGGTTTGTTGACCGCCTTGCGAACCTGTTCGACGGCGCGTTTGACCGGCACAACATCTCGCCCATTGCCCAGGATCGGGAGTTGCACCCCGTCTTCGCGTTCCTGCTTGGTGACGCTTTGCTTGACCATGTAGTCGCC